TAACGACCATAATGAGGCAAAAATATCTACCCAGTGTACATTTTCTCTTATTTCTTTAGGAATGGCTTTCACGGCCTTCTGTGTTAAATTTTGAAATTGTGGAAATGTTATCTTTACAGGAATGTTAAAACCATGTAGTTCCAATTTTTCAATCATCTTGTCTGAGTTAGCAATTCTTTGTTCCTTTTGTTTCTTGTATATTTTCTGTAGTCTATCAAATTCCAATTTTTCTACAAGTTTCCTTGCAATGTGGGGATGGCTATTTTGTAATCTCTCTATGCGAGTTTCTTTTTCTGGCTTGTATCTCTTTGAATTTCGTTTTGTATTTTCTTTCTCTGAATGGACACGAGGCGGTGTTGATAAAATTCGGAATCTTTCGATAATGCTCCACTCGCTCTTAAGATTCACTCCATCTAAACAATCAGCAAACCTCACAGGCATAAACAATTTTGGAAACATGAACTGGTCCCACCAAACCTTACTTAGGATCTCAAATACTTGACGATCGTTTGGTGTTCCGAATAATAAAGGTTGTAATGGTTTCAAAACATCTTCATCAGTAGGGTCAATTCTTTGTTCCCTCAATTCTCTCACAAAATCAACAAAATCAGTGCACATATCTACAAAAATTAATGTTCCAATTTCCGTTTCCAAGATTTTCCCATTCACATTTCCATTAGTACTATGTTGTTCCTGGTTGATTTCTCCCGCTTCTATGTCAACAACATCGGAGTTATTATTAATTTCAAGATCCCTCATTTCAGCAATTACATGAAGAAGCATTTCTTGATTATACTCGGTGTTCATTCTAGGTGGGTCTAAGAAGGATTCACTTTGTCGATTTATGCGTGATGCATTTGATTGAATCCTCTCCTTAAACACTCTTCTCACAAATGCAGCAAATCGCTCTACCAAAGCTCCATCTTGAACTAATTGTTCATTCTCCATTCTTCTCCTTATAAATGCTTCTTTCACTCGCAACTCTTGTTGCCTACATGCTTGTTCTCGTGCAACAAATTGAGTGTCCGCTTCATTTATGTTATCATGAGCCAAGATGAAATCCCAGTTATCGTTATTTAATCTCGCGAGAATAGATGGATTTCGGGTTGCATACTTTCTAGATTCTTGAACTCTCCTTCTTTCTTTTTCAATTTTCATTTGCTTCTTCCTTTCAATCTGGCCTTCTGTCATCTTCTTTCTCCACAATCCACAGAATGGTGCTCCTACAAAATGATAGTGTTGAGCGACTATTAAACCATCTTCTACTATATTAGTACAAACTCCTTTGTGAAGGATTTGTAAAGCATTTTTATTTAATTTTCCGAATGATTGCATTTTGATTGGATTAATAGATTTTGTAATGAAAATTTATATTTTATTCTTAAAACTGCTTGAAATTATTTACTTATTGTTGTCTGCATTAATTTAAAGAAATTTAGGACGTCTTGCTGAGCCCTTCACCAGCAGCCAAAGTTCAGCCATACCTTTAGATTTACTTAATTCACATCCAGGTATAAATCCGCTACCCACTGGCATTGGTGCGTGCGAAATTTTAGACTAGCTAAAGCTGAATTTAGGTTTAAAAACCCGTCGTTTTCTCTTGATATTTAAAATTGTTCACCTTAAAAGTGTCAAAATTGCAAGATAATAATTCTCATTTGGACCCGATATTTCCAAAAACTCTCGAAGAGTCGACTCGGTGTTACGCACACTTTATCCATGCAACGCAATACTAAGAATTATCCGAACAAAATCTCTACTTATAAGAATACTAAAGATTAG